GCCAACCGCAAGGGCGACGCCCTCCATGCTCTTTCCAGAGCCAGCCGCTACGTCCAGCAAAGTTGGCAAAACTTTGAGACTGTTTTCGTAATCACCGCTTGCCAATATCAGTTTGCGGAGCGCGACACGCTGCTCCTCATCCCCGAAATTCGTCTTCCGCTGCTGGGCGGAAATAACTTTCTCAATCGCCTCCCTTTGGGTGTCGTAACTAGCCCCTACTCCTCGCAGTGCAGCGTCCAATTGCTGGATGCCAATACGTTCTTCCTCGAACGACTTTATGGCGGACACTCCGATGGCGGTTATGGCTGCGCCGATAGCCGTTGCAGCCAGGCCAATCTTCATACGATGCTTGCCAAAGCTATCGGCCAGCCGACCCATCTTCCCTTCGACCTTGTCGATAGCAGCCGACGCCTGGTCTTTGGCTTGGAGTAGAATCGATACTGTCGTTGCTTCAGCCATCGCTCTCCACCGCCTCAACCATCTCCCGCCACAGCATTATTTGAGCTGGACTCATCTGGCTGGCGTCCCGGTTGTGCTGGTCTTTCGCGCTTGATAACAATCTATAATCCAAAATGTCCCGAATCAGATTCCAGTCCTGCTCCATAGCCTCGCTTGGCAGGCATCCAAAACTCTCGCAGATTACGGAGATAATAGCCGCTACCGGCTGCGGCCCATCTCCAAGGACATGCTCTCCAACCCGTCGGAGTCTTTTTTTCTCGCATCCGCTGGCTCCTTGTCTGACGTAGCATTGACCAGCCAGAGCAGTTCGTCGGCTGATAATGCTTCGAGGACATCAGGCCGGTTGTGGGGCTGCTCCATCTCCTGGCCCAGTAGGTCAGTCCAATTCCAAGACAGGACGCGCTTGGACAATTCTTGGCATAGCTGGCCCAGGCTCTCCCCAAGCGACCCTCTATCGGCGGCCCCCATCTGCAACCGACTCAGGTGCATGACCTCTTTCACGGCCAGCACTGGCATCAATTCCACCCACTCGCCGACGTGAACGTAATGCGGCGTACCAGGGACGGTAATCTGGCCGTCCTCGATTACCTGGCCGATGCTGATGCTACAGTCATCGGCCAGAACCTTTACGGCAGGGATTTTCAACTTGTTTTTGGTGGACTTCATAGAGTCTCTCCTATTTGTTATGCCCTGGTCGGGGCGGCGGCGTCAGCGGCAGCCGAGCCACCGTTGTGCCGGAACGAAGCCGAGTACGTTATCGGCCCTCCCACAGTGCTGGTAATGCTATAGCTGGTCACGATGGCGAAGCCGTTGTAGCCAGTAGACCCATCGGGTTCGAAGTCGTACTCCTCCCCTTCTAGGCCCAACTCACCGAAAATGGTTACATCCCCCTGGCTGGATGCCAGGTCAGCGAAGCCGGACACGTCGATGGTGGCCGTGGGTTTCCCTGCCAGGAAATTTTGATAAGTGTCCCCAAAGGCGGTTATATCTGCCTCGGGGACGGTGAAATTCAGCGTGACTGAACTAAGTTCGTCCTCAAGCGCCACGCTGTCAAAGGTAAAGTCTGCGTCCTTGCCGTGAGTTCTTGCCATGTCAGCCCCTCCTTAAAATGCTTTAGTTGGCCCTGTAAGCCGTTTTACGGGCTGCTTACGACACAGCCCTAGTGGTTGCCCCAGAACATTGAAACGTGGCCGTATACGAGGCCGCATCGCCCACTGGCAGGGTGATGGTGTAACTAGAAACCAGCGCCCCCGTCAACCCGCTGGATGTACAGGTGTACTCCGGGCTATTGGTATCCGGCCCGGCCCCGTCCGGGTCATAGACCAAAGTCTTCGGCCCGCTGGTGAGCGTGATGTGGTCAAATATGGTTGCATCCCCATCGCTGGCGAAGTCGGGGTCTAATGCCCCGCTTACGTCAAACGTAATGTTTTTCTTGCCTGCCAAGAAATTTTGGTAGGCGTCACCGAAGGCGGTTATGTCTGCCTCGGCTACCGATGCCGTCATGGTGATGGAGTTTAGTTCGTCCTCAATCGCCACGCTGTTGAATGAGAAATTGCTATCCTTGCCGTGGGTTCTTGCCATAGTCTGCCCTCCTATTTAGCCTTACGCTTACGCTGGCCTCTAGCTGTAGCCATTGCTATCGCCACGGCCTGCCTCTGGGGATAGCCGGACTTCCGCAGTTCTTCGATGTTATAACTGACGGCTTTTTTGGATGCCCCTTTCCTCAGTGGCATTACGTTACGAAGTAGCCGAAGCTAACGTAATTCTTGAACGTCCGGCTTCCTGTGCCGGAACTCTGAATCTGCACCCGCCACCAAGATTCCGACGCTGCTGGGCCAGTCGCTGAGGCGGTAAGAAATGAAACGCCGGTGCTGTGGGTAATAGTCCCAAAGTTTATGCGGGTTGTGGGACTCCCCCAGGTGTCGTTGGTTTCCGACTGTATTTCCAGGGCTATCGTATTGCTGCCAGAGCCTCCCATTTCGACCATCCTCCAGACGCCGAAAATGGTATTCGTAGCCGCTATCGTGCCGCTGTTATATCCAGTTCCGGTTACGACCACCGTCGAGCCGTTGCATGTGATGGTGTTGGCGAGAATGATTTGAGAGCGGAACGGGGCGCTGGCTCCCTGCCAGGTTACATTGCAAGCAATGACATCGCCAACGGTAGCAACACGGGGCGATGCGCTGATTAGGGTCGGCCCTTCGTAGCCCACATTTCCCTGAGTTAGGCCACCGGGATAGATTCCCACCCGCCGGGCCGTGGCAGTAAGGTCGGTGAACATCTCACCCTCGTAGGCGGGGCTGGAGGTACTCCAAAGTCCGTTTACGTCGAATGTGAACGTCGGCTTTCCCTGGACATACGTCATATCGGTATCTGCAAACGCCGTCACATCAGCCGGGGTTTCGGCGAAGTTTAGGGTCATAGAATTAGACACACCGCTGAAGTCGAACTCATCTACTAGTAACCCGGCAGATTTTGCATGCACTCTAGCCACGATTCCTCCTCTTGGGCTTCGGCGCTTTGGCTAGTTCGCCCTGCGCCCACTGAGCATCAGATTCCTCGTACACCTTGACGATTCGTAGCCGCATCAATTCCTCAATATCTATCGGCTCATCCCCATCTAGCGCGAACCGCTGGCCCCGGTGGATGCGGATAGATGACGGCGTAACTCCTGGGCCTTGGGCCATCAGCAACTTCTTCAGAGCCAGATACCAGACAGGCTCATCAGCTTTGGTCTGCGATGATTCGATATAGTCCTCCGATGTGCTGATACACGACCCCTTGCAAGTCTTCGGTGAGGTAGAAGTCGGATTCCCGGCGACACATCAGCAACGCATGGCCGGTGATGCTTAACGATGCGTCCTGCATCACGCTGTCAATCTGGGTGTCTATATCCCCCGCCGACTTGGGCCAGGGACTCCGGTCTACGGCCTTAATCATGTATACAGCCGCCCCGCCGCGCCCAGTGAAAGCGAAGTATTCATCCACTTTGCTCATAGCCTGAAAAACCACATACGGCGGCTCCGTATCAGCCGGGGCGAGTAGGTTGTACACGCCGCCCGTCGCTTCGTTGGTTACTGCTGCCACGTTCAAGACTGCGTAGACTGCCGTGTCCAGATTGACCCGTAGATTCGCCATCTATAACTCCCTGGTTATATCGGCTACAGCCTTGGTAAACCGGGGCCGCTCTTTCTCTGCATTGGGAATCATAAAAGGACGGGCCGTCATGTGTACCGTCCCATATTCCAGGTGCGGTGCGTAATGGGTGGAAGGGCCGACTGTCCAGGCTAACTGGCCTGCCTCCCGCGCCGTGATGCTGTTGCGGGTGGCCCCGGTGTCCACCGGGCAATCCTCCTTGGAGGTTCGCTCGATAGTGAACGCGGCGATGCGGATGGCGGCTTCAAGCATTTCTTCCACCTGCCGCCACTTGGGGTTCAGCTTGACCTCGATTTTCGCCGCGAACTGCATAATAAAAAAGCCCCCAAACGCTCTCAGACGAGGTTTGAAGGGCTTCTGCTAGCCTCACATAGTTACTGCCCCTTTCTAGCGGTCAGGTCTCTTATTGGGCCTCTCAGGGCCTCCAAGACAGGGCTTTGGTTCATTGTCACCCACCGGGACGTGGATGTAGCCGCCCTGCCCATCGGCTTTCAGCCTGACCTTTAACGCTTCGGGTGCGAAGGTACTGACTGCCTGGCATCGGCGGCATTTAATTTCGACTAGGCTACTCCCTTCTAAACGGATGCGGGCTAATAGACTCCGGCACTCTGGCCTACGGCACCGGGCTTCTCGTAGCCCTACAATTGGCGCATCTGGCATCGCTTCGATAGCGTCCAAGACTTGCCGGTATCCACCGATTGTACATCATAGGTGCCGCTGGAATGAACCACCCTATCGGTTGCGTCAATGGATTGGTCGTAGGCAACAGTCAAGGTAAAATTTAGTTGGGTATCTAGCCTGTCCGCAGCGACGGATTCGCTGGCTCCCTTGGCGCTCAACCGGGCCGGGATGCTCTGGTACACATTCGCCCAAGTGGTGATAAATCCGCCTTGCCCATCGGCCTCCTGGGACTGCCGTTGGATGTCTACCGTGTCGGGCATGGCGGTCTGCACCGCTGTCCGCATGTAGGCCAAGTCCATGCCCTGTAGGAGTTTGTCTGTCATGCGCTAACCAATCCGGCGGAGTGGGGCCAATGTAGCAGCTTCAGCGGCATCGAGTGGCTCGTCATCGCCCTGGTGGTTTTGCTCCAGTCCGCAGTGTTTGCAAATTCGCATCACGATGTTGATGGCGGCATAGATTTTACGGTCTTGGGGCCACAAGGCCGCCAAAGATAAATCTTCGGACTCACACCGATAGCAGTTCATTCAGCCATCCGAATATCGCCCGAACTGCCCGGTGCCAGAGTCCAAGATGTTCAATCCGGTCACTTCATCGGAGTCGGTATAGACCGAATACCCGTCCTTCCGACGGGGCATGACAGTGGTGGTGCCGCTGGCCTTGCGTCGTAGCCGCTTGGCCTGGGTCATATACATCTGGGCCACCTGGGCCTTCTGGAAGCTGGCTCCATCAGCGGAGAACGAAAAGTCCCTGGCGAACCGGACGGACAGGGTTTCACAAGCCCTGGCCGCAGACTTGAGGACGCTGTCCCCTTCCTGAGATAAAAAGTCATCCAGTTCCGCGTCTTGGAATAAGGCCCGGTCAGAATCGGTGTCTCCAATCTCCAACCGTACCCTGTCCCGGTCTGCGGTACTGCCTGCGGTGTACGAGAACGCCATTACACCCTCACAAATATGGTTAGGGTTAGAGCATCTGTCAGGGCGTCCGAGCCAGCTAGTTCTACCAGGAGGTTGCCGTGGATGATGGCTGGGACGTAAGCCCCAGTGATAGCAGAGCCAGTATTACCGTCCATCTGGATGCCGGGATAATACCAAGCATCGGTGGCGCTATTGGTGAGGGTCAACAGCGTCACCGATACGGGGTCGCCAGGGGATGACAGCGTGGTGTCCGTCGTCCCCGGAGCGGAGGCGTGGAAATCGAAATAGGCTGCCAATAACTCACAATACGGCAGGGCCACGACCAGGGAGCCAGTGGCCGAAGCGGCAGACCCCGTGGTGCTAACTTTGATTATGTACCGCTCGATAGCCATCAGCGACCAGCGTAATAGACAACGACTACTTCCGCCGTGTCGGGGCTGTTCGCCCCGGCGATGGTCACTTTGATATTGTCCGCAATGCAGACCCTGTCATAGACTTCCTCGGTGCCGTCGTAGGTGATGTCGGCCCCGGTTTCATCATCTATGACATGGCGCGGATGGAACCAGCCGCTCGTGTTGGCGTTCGTGAGCGTCAGGATGGTGAGAGCGGGGCCATTGTTGCCAGCCGTGGCAATAGTCACGTCCGTAGTTCCAGGCGGGGAGTCCCCGTAGGTCACCCCGATGCTGCATATCTCGCCCGTGACAATGTGGCTGCTGGTATTGTTTGCCGTAGCGGAGCCGTCGCCACCAGCGGCGGCTCCACTATTGATTGTGACCGATTCGTAGCCGTATGGCATTAGCCCTCCTCCTAACTATCTATGGCGGGCAGGACGTAGCCAGAAGCGGTATTGGTAGCCGTGCCAAGGTTGTCGAACTGGCGAACACCATCAGCGTCAACCAGAACCTCGCCGCTGGTGTCGGCATGGCCGATGCAGTTGTGGGCGATAATTCCGGTGTTGTTAGAGGTGTCACTGTCAATCAGCAAATCGCCAGCCGTATTGAGCCGGTAGATGTGGTTGTTAACTATTTCGCAGGCGGTAATATCTTTGCCAGTCGCCACCTGGATGATGGACTCGTTATCAGCCACGCCAAGCCGAATGTAATTGTTGTTGAATATCAGCCCGTCCAGGTCTTCGGCGGTCTGAACGATGCAGTCGTTGCCGGTGTCTGGCGAACTGACATAGTTATTCGTGAACTCCAGCCGGTCGCATTCGTTGGCGGTTGAACTACAAACAATCAACTCCACGAAATTCATGTTCGTGGCGGTGTCCACAAACCGGCACTTGTTCAGGACAAACCCTGCCGCACTGAGGTCGAAAACCCCAGCGATGTCGGCGTAGTTCATCGAGAAAATCATGTTGTGAATCTGGCAATCGGCGGCGGTCACATCGATATCCGTCGTGGTGGCAGTGTCCAGCGTAATGGTTGGACGGCTGTTGCCGACGCCCATCCCGATGACGGTGACCCCGGCCACGTCGAATGTGATTGCCGCAGCAGCGGAGATGGTTTCGGCATGGCCGGGAGCCACCAGGATTACGTCGCCGTTGTTGGCGGTGCATTTGCCGATGGCCCCGTCCAGGGTGGCGGCTGGTTGCTTGGGGTTAGTAGCAGCATTGCCGTTATTGGCGGCGTCTGCACCGCTGTCTACATGGTAGACGTTGCCGGTTGTGAGCAGAGGGCTTCCGATGCCACCAAGCCCCTCCACCGGGACGCCCCGGCTCCTGACTCCACTTGGGAAATTAGTAGGCATGACCAGTTGCTCCTTCAAGCAACCAGCGGGGCCAAGCGGCCCCGCCAGTTTGCCTTAATTAGATTGTCTAGCTAGGGTTCTGGCCGTATATCCAGCGCCAGTCAGTCCAGCCGATACCGTAACGCATGTATCCCCGATACTTGGCTGTGAGACCGTCGAAATCTTCGGCCTCTGCAAACTCAGGCATGATGCGGTTCTGCCAGATGAGGTGTTGCTTCATCAACGTGGAATCAATGAGAAACCATGCGTTTGCATCAGTCAATCGGTTCCAGACCACGGGTCGGAATCGACCCGCAAACATATTAACGTCGTACTGGGCCGAGCCGGGTTCGTAGATAGCCCGTTCAGCCACGAGTTGGGTGGCTGTACGCTCCAGTTCCGGCGGAACCAGCAGCAGGTCGGGGTTAATCCCAAGCAATTGCCCC